CAATCAGAACCGTCACAAGGTACGGGCTGCGTCCGGGCTCAGGGGTGTGTACGAACAACCCGACAAAAGAACAAGCATCGCAAGCCTACCAGGAGGCCAGGGCTGGTAAAGTAGCACTTGCCTAAAACTTTCCTGGGAGGTATGCTACCGTCCGTGGCTCGGTTAAAGGCCACTCTTTGTCAACACTGTAAACTGGAGAACCGTAACATGGCAACCTACAAAACCGCGGACAAACCCATCAAACTGCCCAAGACCCTAGCCGGGTGCGCTGACCGCTTGTACGAGGTGCGCCAACTGCGCCTTGCCAAGCAACGCGAGGTGGAAGCCTTTGAGGAAGAGGAATCCGCCCTGCGGGAGCACCTCATTCAGAACCTACCCAAGAGTCTTGCCAGCGGCATCGCCGGCAAGACCGCCCGTGTCTCCATCGCCAACAAGGTGGTGGTGCGGGTGACCAACTGGGACGAGGTGTACGGGTACATTGTCAAGAACTTCAAGAAGAACCCTGGTGTGTTCGCCCTGCTGCAGAAGCGGGTGGGTGAAGTCGCCGTCAAGGAAATTTGGGAAGCTGGCAAGGAAGTGCCCGGCACTCAGCCTCTGGACGTGCCCACCGTGAGACTGAACAAGCTATGAGCACTGTGCTGAAGCTCCAACGGAGCCTTGCTGGCGCACCTCAAGTGCTGGGCTACAACCAAACCAAGTCCGTGCTGTTTGAAGTACCGCTCACGCCGGACTTGGATAGGTTGTTTGCCGGACGCGACAAGGTGTACGTCAAGGCCAAGGTGCGCAACAAGGGCGGCACTCAGCGCGTAGAAGTGCTGAATACCACCCGCGCTCAGGACTGGTAATCATGCGCAACGAACGCGAAGCCCACAGCCAGTTTCTGGAGCCTGGACAGGAGAACAATATGCGTTGACAGAATAACCGTAGCCCACGGAGAGGCTTAAATCTCCGCACCTTCACTCTGTTATCTATGCCACTTGAGAGGAAACACCATGGCCACCCCAAAGAAACCCGCAGCAGCCAAGTCCACCGCCGTAGTGCCGTGGGAAGCCGAAATGGCGCAACGCGCCGTCAAAGCCGCCAAAGCCGAAAAGATCACCGGCCTCACCAAGAAGCTCAGTACTCGGGGCGGCATCCTGAGCATTGACGACACCCCCGTTGAAGACAATGAACTGCGCGTCATTGTTGTCGGTTCTGTTCATGAGAATCAATACTACACGGAAGCCTACAACCCCAACACGCCCACCGTACCGGCCTGCTACAGCTTCAGTGACCCTGAAGCCGACGCTCCGGAAGACGGCATGGCTCCCCACGAGGAAGCCGAAGACAAGCAAGGCGACGACAACGGTCTGTGCTCCAATTGCTGGGCCAACCAAATGGGCAGTGCTGACGTGGGCCGGGGCAAGGCGTGCAAGAACATCCGCCGCTTGGCCGTCATCACTGAGGACGCGCTGGAGTCGGTGGAGTCACTGAGCGAAGCTGAAGTCCGCATGCTCAACGTGCCGGTGATGAGCACCAAGAACTGGGCCAAGTTCGTCAACGCTGTGGCTGAGGACATGAGCCGTCCCTACTGGGCTGTTGTGTGCTTGGTCAAGGTAGTGCCTGACCCCAAGAGCCAATTCCAAATCACCTTCAAGTTTGAAGAACTCATCAACTTCGACGGTGAACTGTATGAGGCCATGAAGAAGAAGGCCACTGCCGTCAACCAGCAGCTGGTGTTGCCGTACCTCAAGCAAGCTGACCTGGCAGTAGCCCAGCCGGTACGTCCTCAAGTCAGCATGGCACAAGCCATGGCCAAGAAGGCTCCTCCTGGCAAGCCTGCAGTCAAGCCTGCAGCCAAGCCTGCAGCCAAGCCTGCAGCCAAGCCTGCACCTGCGGCCAAGCGCGGTAAGTTCTAACCGCTGACGTGCAAGGAGGGCTTCGGCTCTCCTTGTTGTTTATGTTTACAAACGAGGAATCCGTATGAGCCTGCTCACCTTACCATGGCGCCAGTTTGTGGAAGAGCTACAGGCGAGCGAGGATGAACAGTTGGTGTGGGACGCTCTTGAAGCAGAGCGCCGCGCTGGCAAACGCCCCGCCGTCATGTTGCGTATCTACCAACGGGCAAGTAAGCTCCGCCGGCAACGCGAGCACAGGGAGCTCCTGGGGCTGACACCATGACCAAAATCAAACCAATCACAATCGACTTTGAGACGCGCCCCATTGAGCCGCGCCCGCACTACCCGCCGCAGCCCGTAGGCTTCAGCATCAAGTATCCGGGCAAGAAGTCAAAATACTACGGGTGGGGGCACCCTGTCAAGAACAACTGCATTCAAGAGCAAGCTGCCGAGGTTCTACGCGACGCGTGGACCAGCGGGCAGCATTTGTTGTTTCACAACGGCAAGTTCGATATTGACGTGGCACAAGAGCACATGGGGCTGATGGACGCGCCCCTTGACCCGCTGAAGTGCCACGACACTCAGTTCCTGCTATTCCTGCTCGACCCGCACAGCTTCAACTTGGGGTTGAAGCCCTCCGCTGAGAAGTTCCTTGGCATGCCCCCCACCGAGCAACACGCTCTGCGGGACTGGCTGTTGGAGCACCAGAAACGGCTCAAGTCAGAGGGGTTGCTACCGGCCAACGTGCGCATCACGGAGGGCAACTTCGGAGCGTGGATTTGCCTTGGCCCAGGGGACTTGGTGGGCAAGTACGCCGACGGTGACGTTGTGCGCACTGAGAAGCTCTTTGACAAGCTGTACCCGGAAGCTGCAGCCCGTGACATGCTCCCAGCCTATCGACGTGAGCAGAAGCTGGTGCCCATCCTGCTGCAGAATGAGCGCCAAGGCATGAAGTGCGATGTCAAGGCTCTGGAGTCTGCGCTGACGGTGGGTGAGCCCGCCACGGTGGCCGCAGAAGCGTGGTTGCGCAAGACGCTCAAGGCTCCTGACCTGAACTTTGAGAGCGACACCCAACTGGCTGAAGTGCTTGATCGGGAGGGTGTCATCACTGAATGGACGCTCACGCCTACCGGCAAGAAGTCAATGAACAAGAAGGCACTCAAGCCGGAGCACTACCACAACAAGAAGGTGTTCCAGGTGCTGGGCTACCGTAGCAAGTTGGCCACCTGCCTGCAGACGTACATCCGGCCTTGGCTGGACACCGCCCACCAAACCAACGGCATCCTGCACGCGGGTTGGAATCAGACCCGCAACGACCGGGACGCCGGTGCACGCACCGGGCGGTTGAGTAGCAGTCCCAACTTCATGGCTGTGGCCAAGTCGTTTGAGGACAAGGGCGACGGCTGGAGCCACCCGGACTTCCTCAAGAGCCTACCGCACCTGCCGCTCATGCGTCAGTTTCTGCTGCCGGACTCACCCAAGCACTGGTGGGGCAGACGAGATTACAACCAGCAAGAGCTACGCATCCTGGCTCACTTTGAAGACGACAAGCTGCTGCAGGCGTACTTGCAGAACCCCAAGTTGGACGTGCACACGTTCGTTCAGCAGTCCATCAAGACGCTCATGGGCTTGGATTTGCCCCGTACTCCTATCAAGGCGCTCAACTTCGGCTTGCTGTACGGCCAAGGCGTGGGCAGCATGGCTGAGAAGCTGGGCAAGTCAGTGGAGGAGATTCGCACCCTCCGCAACGCTCAGTTGAGCGCCCTACCCGGCCTGAAGGTTCTGGACGCTGCTGTGAAGCAACGGGGCAGAGCCGGTCAATGTATCACCACCTGGGGTGGGCGTCAGTACTTCGCTGAAGAGCCACGAGTGATTGACGGCCAGCTGCGCACGTTTGAGTACAAGCTGCTCAACTACCTCGTCCAAGGCTCTGCTGCTGACTGCACCAAGGAAGCCTTGATCCGCTACCATGAGATGGGCTATGGGGACGCCCGGTTTGTGGTCACCGTACACGACGAAATCAACATCAGCGCCCCCAAGGGTGCGTTCAAGAAGGAAATGCTCCGCCTGCGGGAAGCGATGATGTCGGTTGAGTTCGATGTACCTATGTTCTCTGACGGTGAGTTTGGCGCCAACTGGGGCGCCATGCAAGAACTGAAGGAGCCTATGATCGATTTGTCACGTTGGAAAGGAAAGTGAATATGGCTACCGCCAAGAAAGTTATCCCCATCAAGCCCCTCACCAGCTGGAGTTTCAGCCGGTATCAGGACTACAAGAGTTGCCCCGCCAAGGCCAAGTACAAGCACATTGACAAGCTGAAGGAGCCGCCTAGCCCCGCCATGGAGCGCGGAGCGGCCATTCACAACTTGTGCGAGCAGTACGTGAGGGGCACGCTGGCCAAGCTACCGCCGGAACTCAAGCTGTTCAAGGACGAGTTCACCAAGCTGCGGAAGATGTACAAAGCCAAGAAGCTACCCATGATTGTGGAGGACAACTGGGCCTTCACCAACACGTGGGAAGAGTCGACCTGGAATGACTGGGTCAACTGCTGGGTGCGTATCAAGCTGGACTGTGCCCACTACGAAGAAGCCAACGTGTTGTACGTCACTGACTACAAGACCGGCAAGATGAACGACTTCAAGAACGCCGAGTACATGGAGCAGTTGGAACTGTACGCCTTGGCCGCCTTGTTGATGAGCGCGGTGGAGGACGTCACAGTGGTGCCTCGGTTGCTCTACCTGGACAGCGGTGATGTGTACCCTCCACCCGGTCAGGAAGTGACCTATACCCGCGCAGACTTGAAGAAGCTGCTTACCGAGTGGAACAAGCGTGTCAAGCCGATGATGATAGATACCCGCTTTGCCCCCAAGCCCAGCGCCAACTCTTGCCGGTGGTGCTACTTCAGCGCCAGCAAGAATGGTCCATGCCAGTTCTAAGGAGACGACAATGATTCACGTAATGGTAGATTTGGAAACGCTTGGCCGCCGTGCCGGTTGCAAAGTGCTCAGCATTGGTGCGGTAGTGTTTGGCCCGAAAGGGCTGGGCGCTGAGTTCTACACGGAGGTGCAGCGCGACCACCAACCCGGCCTTCATGAAGACCAGGACACTGTCGACTGGTGGGTCAAGCAATCACCAGAGGCCCGCGAGCGTCTGTTCAGCAACGTGGGCAAGGTGCCGCTCAAGCACGCGCTGGAAGCCTTCAACGACTGGCTGGAGAAGCTCACAGACCGGGACGCCAAGGGCAACTTGAATGCGTGCGTATGGGGTAACGGGGCGGACTTTGACAACGCCATCCTCAACGTGGCCTACGCTGAAGTGTGCGTGGAAGCCCCAGCATGGCCGTTCTGGAACAACAGGTGCTACCGCACGCTGAAGGGCATGAAGCCCTCTGTCACGCTGGTGCGCACTGGAGTGTACCACAACGCCTTGGACGACGCCAAGAGTCAAGCGGAGCACGCAGTTCGCTTGATGACGGAGCTACAGGCATGGGAGGCGTAACTCACCGGTGGACTGTAGGGTCGGGTGGCTTCATAGGTGAGGTCACTTTGTTGTCGGTAGATGAGCTCAACTACGACCTACACCTGACCCGGCGCAAGTCGGTTCCTTTGCTGGAACTGACAGACGTGTACGTGCACCCGTTGCGCCGGGGCAGAGGGTGGGCGCAGGAGCTACTCACCACAGTCGTAGAGTGGGCAGATGCGCACCAGACGGACTTGGTACTCAGGACGGCAGCCTATGGGCCACAGAAAGACCGCAACAAGCGCTCGGTGCCCCGTATGACCAAGGAGGAACTGCAGGTGTTCTACGCACGCTTCGGCTTCAAGTCCCGCAAGGCAGACCCTTGCATCATGGTGCGGAGGTGGCGGTGAGTACCTACCAACTAGAGGTGCTGATTGAGAACTGGGTTGTGGACAAGGCGTACAACACATTGGGTGTGTTGTCGCTGAAGCTCAACGTGGTGGGCAGTACGGGGTGGCCTGACCGGGTGTTCTGGATACCGGGTGGCCGCCCCTTGCTCATTGAGTTCAAACGACCTGGAGGCGTTGCCAGCCCCAAACAAGCGCTGATTCACAAACAACTACGATACAGAGGTTATGATGTCCAAATCCACGACAACCGCGAAGAAGCCTTCCAAGCCGTCCAAGCCGCGCTGGACGCCGCACGCCTATCAGCGCAAGGCTGTCAAGTTCCTGCTGGAGCACGGAGCCGCTGCGCTCTTTTTAGACCCTGGCCTGGGGAAGACCAGCGTGACGATAGCTGCCAGCAAGATTCTGCTGAAGGAAGGCGTGATGCGCGGGGCGCTGATAGTGGCCCCACTCCGCCCGGCAAGAACCACTTGGCCAAAGGAGGTAGCAAAGTGGGCAGACTTCGAAGGTCTTGACTTGGCGGTGCTGCACGGCAACGACAAAGAACGCTTGGTGCGCGAGGAGCATGACTTCTATGTGATCAACTATGAGGGTCTGGCGTGGCTGTTCAACTTTGTCAAGGTGGGCAAGGTACAGAAGCCGGTGCTGACGGAAGCGGGCAAGGCTCTGCTGAAGAACGTGGACACGTTGGTGTGGGACGAACTCAGCAAGATGAAGCACCCCGGCACTCTGCGCTACAAGCTCGTCAAGCCGTGGTTGAAGAAGTTCAGCCGCAGGTGGGGCTTGACCGGCTCCCCGGCCTCCAACGGTCTGCTCGACCTGTTTGGTCAGTGCTACGTGTTAGACGAAGGCAATGCGCTCGGTCAGTACATCACGCACTACAAGGCAGCGTACTTCCTGCCCACAGACAAGATGGGCTACAACTGGCGTCCCAAGGAGGGCGCTGAGGAGGCCATTCACGCACGCCTCCAGCCCTTGGCTCTGCGCATGGACGCTGATGACTACCTCACCTTGCCCAAGCAGCTGGACCACGTCATCAAGTTTGACCTGCCGCCCACCGTGCGCAAGCAGTACGAGGAGTTGGAGGGAGAGCTACTCACCCAAGTGGACCAGCACTTGATTGTGGCCGCCAACTCCGGCAGCGCCAACAGTAAGTGCCGTCAGGTGTGCTCGGGTGCCTTGTACCTCCCCACCGTTGACCCAGTGACCGGGGCGGTGAGTACCAACGGAGGACGGAAGGCTGGCCGCAAGTGGGTGCTGTTGCACGACGACAAACTGGATGAGTTGGAGCGTCTGATTGACGAACTGCAAGGCCAACAGCTGCTGGTGGCGTATGACTTCAACCACGACCTGGAGCGCCTGCTCAAGCGGTTCCCCAACACGCCCTACATTGGCGGGGGCGTCAGCGGGCAACGCGGGGAGGAGTTGGAGGCCGCATGGAACCGGGGCGAGCTACCGCTGCTGTTTGGTCACCCGGCCTCCATTGGCCACGGCCTGAACCTGCAGGAGAGCCACGCACACCACATAGCTTGGTTCACGCTCACGTGGGACTTTGAGCTGTACGACCAATTCAACCGTCGTCTGCGCCGCCAAGGCAACCACAGCGAACACCTCCATGTGTACCACTTCATTGCCCGCAACACCGTGGATGAGAGCGTCATGTACGCCCTCCGGCGCAAGAACCGCACCCAGAAGGTGCTGTTGGACGCCCTCAAGACTCGCAAGCGCGTCGACTGAAAGACCAACCGGAACTTCGGGTTATTCTAAAAAGGGCTTTACGAACCCGAAGTTCCGGTTTAGAGTTCGTCTCACGTTGATACCGAATGTCAACGCTCTGTTCAACCTGTACCACTGTTAGGAGTTCATCATGGCTTACACTACCGTCCGCACCCTCACCCTCCAAGTAGCTGACACCAGCAAGGTCAAGGGATGGGGCTTCTTGGCTCAGTTCGTTGAGTACGCTCAAAAGAAGGGCACGTTCACGGTCCATGACCTCACCAAGCGGTTCGTCGGCAAGCAAGTGCCCAGCAAGGGCGGTGAGGCAAAGAAGGCCAACACTGCCCGGATTGTGCGCTACGCTCACTGGTGCGTCCAACAAGGCATCATGGCACCGGTGGAAGTTTGATCTTCCGCTATACTTTCGGAGGGAGACGGACTATACTCCGTCTCCCGCAAGACAAACCGTAACGTCTGAGTGATAGGAACCGACACATGATCTACTTTCAAGCCAAACCCAAGACCGCAGTCCCCGGTGACAGCAGCACTCAATTCTTTGCTGCCCCGGATGAAGCCTTCCACGCCAAGGTGGAGGAGGCTGTGGCCAAGCGTATTCCCCAGCCCCGTATCCAGTTCCTGGGCATGTTCCCGGCTGGAGTCCCAATCACCATCCTGGCCTCCACTGAGGTCTGCTGAGATGGACGCCCCCGTAGTGTGCCGCAGACGCGGCCAATCCTACACCTGCATACGGGTGGCCGTGGGACGCAAGTTCACCTACTACATTCCCATGGACAGCCTGGGGCTCAAGAAGGCCGACAACCGTGAGTTCCATGATGAGTGGGAAGAGTTCCCCGAATACCCGGTGCGCCGCGCCGCTGAGTTGTACCTCGGCGCTACGCAATACCGTGAAATGTCGCCCAAGGCCCAAGAGCACCTTGAGCGCATCGTGGCAGACCCTGCTACGCCCTATGACCCTGCTCGAATCATCCCTTTGAAAGAGGAACCTCAAATGACTGACGTCAAGAAAACCGCCCCCGCCAAGCAACCCGCTACCTCCAAGGTGGCTGCAGCCAAGCAACCCGCTACCTCCAAGGTGGCTGCAGCCAAGCAACCCGCTACCTCCAAGGTGGCTGCAGCCAAACAAGCTGAGGCCAAGCCGCTGGCACCCGCCAAAAAGGCCCCTGCCAAGGCTGCCCGCTCCATGTACTTCATGGTCAACGAGGTCATGAAGGCCGGCGCCAAGCGCGCCGCTGCAGCTGGGGCCAAGCCTGCTAAGGCCGCAGCCAAGGCTCCAGCAAAACAAGCAGCCCCGGCCAAAGCTGAACCCAAGGCCAAGGGTGGTACCGCCCGCAAGCCGGACGACCGCAAGTACACCGTGGGTGACGACTCCAGCATCAAGCGCGGCATCAGCCGTGACTTTGTGGACACCGCCAAGAAGCTCAAGAAGTTCACCCGCGCCGACCTAGTCGAAGCCTTCAAAGACAAGGCCGACGAAGAGCACACCGTGCGCTACTTCTACTATTTCGTGGGCAAGCAGGTGTTCGTGGCCGCGTAACCGGCAGACGCACTCACAAGGAGCCGACAATGACCCAACTCTCAATAGTAGAGTTTGGCGATGCGTTGCTGCGCACTCAGGACTTAGACCCTGTGTACGTGGCAATTGCAGCCGCCAACCTGGACCAACCCACACTGGCACGTCTGTCACTGGCGTACTGGTGTTTCTACAGCCTCGGTACGGCGGCCAAACTGGCTGAAATCAAGCAACCCAAGAAGTACTGGGAGGCCATGATGACAGCCGCCATCAACGAAGGCCAGAACCCCGACGGCAGCAAGCCGTGGCCACGGGGGGCGGAGCGCCGTCACTTCCGGGGCGCTCAGGCTATTCAAGCCATGGGTGAACTGGTGCAGTGGTACGGCACCAAGGACGCTCAGCACGCGGTGGATCAGTTCATCCAACCGGACGGCAAGGTGTCCCCCACGTACAAGTCAGTGGCCAAGGCTGTTCAGTCTCACCGGGGCTTTGGTGCGTGGATAGCCTTCAAGGTGGCTGATATGAGCGAGCGTGTGCTGGGCTACCCTACCGACTTTGCAGACTGCCACCTGGGCATCTACAAAGACCCGCGTCAAGGTGCCGCCGTAGCGTACAGCCAAGCGCCCCTCAGCGACCACACCGGCATTCTGGCCGAATACGACACGGGCGGCAAGCTGTGGGAGTACCCCATCACAGACGACCAGTTGGAGGCGACGGTGGCCTACTACGTGGCCTTGTGGAGCAAGAAGCGGGCCAAGGCTCCGGGCGGCACGCCCCGACTGGTGAACGTGCAGGAGATTGAGACCATCTTCTGCAAATACAAGAGCCACCTCAAGGGTCACTACCCGGTAGGCAAAGACACCCGCGAAGTTCACCACGGCTTGACAGGCTGGGGTGACTTGGCAGGTCAACTTCAGAAAGGACTTCCCCATGGCAAAGCGTAATGTCGTTATCGTGGGCAATGGGTTGTTTGGCAGCATTGCCGCTACCCTAGCCCGTTCCAAAGGTCACACCGTGACCGTCATCAGCAATGAAGAGAAGCTGGCTGCCAGCAAGGCTTCCGGGTGCGTGCTGGCTCCGTCCTGGCTCAGCAGCCTGGAGCGCAACCAAATTGACACCGCCATGGAGGTGCTCACCGCCTTGTACAAGGTGGAGGACTTGGTGTTCAAGACCAACCTGCTCAAGACCTTCAAGGCCAAGCGCGTTGACCCGGACTCCGTGTTGGTCAAGCCCGACGTTGTGGGCAAGGTCGCTACCGTAGGCGACGGTGTAGTCACCCTGGAGGATGGGCGCAAGTTCAAAGGTCGGGTGCTAGTGGCTGCTGGCATCTGGTCTCAGCACTTGGTGGAGATGCCCGCCATCAAGGGGCTGTACGGGGCTTCCGTCCGCTTCACCGGCACTCAGGTGGAAGACCCGCGCATCCACGTGTATGCACCCTACCGGCAAGCAGTGGCGGTCAACCTCAACAAGCGCACCGTGTGGATGGGGGACGGCACCGCCTTGGTGCAGGCTACGTGGATGAAGGAAGAGCAACAGCGCGTCAAGGATACCGTGGAGCGTGCTGGCAAGCTGTTTGGCCTGCAGGGTAAGCACACTGTGAACGTGGGCGTGCGCCCCTACGTGGACGGCCACAAGGCCGGTTACTTCGCCCAAATCAGCCCCAACACGTGGGTGAGTACGGGCGGAGCAAAGAACGGTACAGTGTTGGCTGCATGGCAAGCTCAACGGTTAGTGCAGGAGGCGCTATGACAATCGTCTCATTGCGCGGCACTCATGGCTCCGGGAAAAGTTCCGTGGTCGCGAAGATTCTCGCCAAGTACGGCAGCACCCCGGTTATCAACCCGGACAAGCCGAAAAAGCCTTTGGGCTACCACGTAGAGCTACCCACAGGCCTCCTGTTTGTGGTCGGCAGCTACACCACCGCGTGCGGAGGGTGTGACGCCATTCAGCCCTACGCCGACATCTGGCCGCGCATTGAGAAAGCCGCAGACGCCGGTGATCACGTCCTGTTTGAAGGCGCGTTGGTCAGCAGCAGCTACGGCAACATCGGGCGCAGCAGTGAGAAGTACGGCAACGACGTGGTGTTTGCCTTCCTTGACACACCCTTGGCTACGTGCCTGGGGCGCATCAAGCAGCGCCGCGCAGCCAAGGGCAACGACAAGCCGCTGGACCCCGCCAACACGGAGTTCAAATTCAACTCTGTCAACAAGAGCATTGAGAAGATTCGGTCTGAGTTTGGTCGCCGTGTGGTGATCATCGACCATACTCAGGCGGTCAAGCAGACGCTCAAGTTGTTCGGCGTCACCTTACGCAAGGAGCCTTGACATGACAGTGATCATTCGACTGGGCACTCCGGCTGATGAAGCCGCTTGCAACGCTCTGGCCAAGCGTAGCCCGTACACTCGGGACTTTGCCAACCCTCCCCTGAGCCTGAAGGCCATGCGCAAGGTGGCGTTCACGGAGCACCAGGTGTACGTGGCGGAGTTGGACGGCAAGGTGGTAGGCTTCCTGTGGAGCCGCCCCATGAAGCCCAAGCACATGGCGTTCTGCAATGCCTACTACAGCGCGGTGGACACAGCCGCCGTAGGTGGGCTGGGGAGCGTCAACCGGCGCTTCCTGATGCGTGCGTTGGAGGACTCACCCTTCAAGGCGGTTGAGTTCGTGTGCGAGCACGGCAACGCCCCCACGCACGAATACTACACACGGGCAGCGGAAGTGGCTCGGTTCTTTGGGCGGGGTACTCGCTTGCGGGCTATCAAACAAGGCACCGTGGGCAAGGACGCACGCCCCTACACACGATGGAGGCTTGACTATGAACAAGAGTGATTGGCCGAACTTTGACCAGTTCGCAGACTTTATGCGCGAGCGTCACGAGATATACGTGCGCCGTCAGAAGGGTCAAGCAGCCCCTTGGACGGTGGACCCAGTGCTGCAGACGTACCGATTCTGCAACGTGTACCGTGAGCTGGACACGGTGACCATCTGGGTGCGGCAGAACATTCGCGAGCCGTTTGCTGACCACCCCAACCTGTGGTTCATGCTTTGCGCAGCGCGACAAATCAACCACCCCGGTACGCTGGCGGAACTCATTGCGGACAAGAAGGCTTGGCCTCACGCCAAAGACCTCAGCAAGTGGGAGCCGGAGCGCCTACGCGCCATCATGAACGACCGCAAAGCGCGGGGTGCGCAGGTGTACACCGGAGCGTACATGCTCACCAACGTGCTGAACAAGAATGACCCGCGTCCGCACGACAAGCCGTGGTTCACCGCCTACAAGGTGCTGGGCAACGTCCGTGACATGCAGAAGGAAGTGCAGGCTGCCATCCCGGTCAGCATGGAGGCCACCCACGCAGTGCTGCGCACCGGGTACGGCTGGGGCGGGTTCATGGCCTACGAAGTGGTGTGCGACATGCGCTGGACTGCCCTTGGCGGCCACTGGCCGGACATCAACACGTTCGCTCACGCTGGACCCGGTGCTCTGCGCGGACTGAACATAGTGGAGGGCAAGCCCAAGACCACTCCGCGCAAGGAAGCCCCGGCGCTGAGTATGATGCAAGCCTTGCTGGCAGAAACCAGACGAGAGTGGCCCAAGCCGTCCAAGCTGTACCCGCGCTTGGAGCTACGCGAAATTGAGCACTCGCTCTGCGAGTACGACAAATGGTCCAGAGTGCGGAATGGCGAGGGCGCACCCCGGTCTAAGTTCAAACCCTCGACGTAACATGGAGAACGACATGAGTGAAATCACAATGACGCAGCAATGGTTTGTGAAGGCCGGACAAATGCCGGAGGTTCCCACGCTGGACTTCCGTCAAGCCGCTTTCTACATTGGCATGCAGATGGAAGAACTGGCTGAGAAGCTGGAGGTGGTGTTGGGCGGTACTTCTGAGCTCCCCGCTGCACTTCAAGCGGAGGCCAGCCGCTTCAAACGAGGCGAGCACGACCTGTCGCTGGAAAGCATCATGGACCAGGAGACCGCCACGCAGCTGCTGGACGCTGACATGGACTTGATTTGGGTGAGCATTGGCGCAGCAGCCGCCCAAGGCGCTGACCCGGTGGCCGCCTACCGCGCAGTGAGCAAGGCCAATTGGGCTAAGTTCCCCAACGGTGTAGTCACCCGTGACCCAGTGACCGGCAAAGTGGTCAAGCCGGAAGGCTGGCAGTCCCCAGACCTGGCCCAATTCATCCACTCTTCTATGCACGGAGCATTCAACCATGAGTAACATTCGCCCCATTACCGCAGCCAACCCCAACACCGCCTTGGAGGACGCGCTGTGGTGGCTCAAAATGTCCGGCGTCGTCAATGACAGCCGCAACGGTCGTGTGGTTCAAGCCCCGGCTCCTGTCATCAGCGTGTACACCAAGCCGGAGCAGCGCGTGGTGTACAGCGCCCTGCGTGACGCCAACCCGTTCTTCCACTTGTACGAAGCCCTCTGGATGCTGGCAGGCCGCAACGACGTTGACACCGTGAGCTACTACGCCAAGCAGATGACCGCCTTCAGTGATGACGGTGCGGTGCTGCACGGAGCCTACGGGTTCCGCTGGCGTGCGTGGTTTGGCTTTGATCAACTCAAGGAGATCATCGCCTTGCTGAAGTGTGACCCCAAGAGCCGCCGTGCCGTGCTCACCATGTGGTCGCCCAACGGGGACTTGATTGCTGCCGAAGGCGGGGTGGGCGGTATCAACGCCAAGGACGTGCCGTGCAACACCCAGGTGTACTTCGATATGACACGCGGGGTGATGGACATGACCGTCTGCAACCGCAGTAACGACGCCATCTGGGGCTGCTATGGCGCCAACGTCGTGCACATGAGCTTCTTGCAAGAGTTCATGGCACGTACCTTGGGCGTGCCGGTGGGGGTGTACTACCAATTCAGCAACAACTTCCACATGTACGTTGACCGGGAGGACTGCCAGCGCCTGATGGACGCCTCTGCAGCTGACAAGGCTCAGTGGTCTATCCGCTACACGGCAGACGACCGCTATGCTCAGGGCATGGGTACGTTCCCGCTGTTCTTCGCGCCGGAGGAGTCAGAAGCGTGGTTGGCTGATTGTGAAGCCGTTGCACACTTCCCTACCGCTGACCATCATGGACGGCATCCGTTCTTCCGTGACGTGGTTGTGCCCATGATGTCAGCGCACGCCGCCTACAAGGACGGAGACTTGCCCCGCGCCATCACCTTGGCCGGTGGTTGCAAGGCTCCAGACTGGCGTGCAGCCGGGGTGGAGTGGTTGGAGCGCCGCTTGCGCAAGCAGATGAGCGGTGACGGAGTGGGGGTGCCAGTACAATGAACGCTCTACTCACCCGCCAGCTGACGATGATTGTGCGGTCAGCACGAGTCCGCCGCTACCATACCGAGGACACTCAACAGCAACAGAACGTCGGCGAGCACACCTATGGCGTCATGTGGCTGGTGTACGTCCTCACCAACGGGGCTTGCAGCAAAGACCTGCTGTTGGTCGCCATGATGCACGACGCGCCGGAGTACACCACCGGGGACGTTCCTGCGCCCGTCAAAAAGCAGTACGGGGTCAAGCCCGTGTTTGACGCCATGGAGGACGAACTGTTTGAGTCGCTCCACATCCCGCAACCCGTTATCAGCGACACTGAGGCACGCACGCTGAAGTTGGCCGACTGCTTGGAAGGCGCACTCTTCTGCCTGAGTGAAGCCTACCGGGGCAACCGCCTGATTGAAGGGTGCTTGGCCAACTACATCAGCTATCTGGACTCCATGAACCCCACTGACGTGGCCTTGGAGATTCTCACCCACATCAAGGAGCACCGCGATGCAATCTTCCGCCAATGAAACCCAAGTGGGCGGCCATCACTACAAGGCGTCCATTCAGCACTGGGACTTTGTTGCCAGCCGGTGCATGGGGTACTTTGAAGGGCAGGTCACCAAGTACGTCACCCGGTGGCGCAAGAAGAACGGCTTGCAGGACTTGCGGAAGGCGGAGCACTTCCTGGCCAAGCTGCGCGAGTTGGCTGCTGCAAAGGCGGCCACCCCTCAACAGACGTTCCTGATGGCTGCGTTTCCTCCGTTGGCGTTCATCTCTGTGGATGACTACGTGAAGTCCAACGAACTGACCGCTGACGAGGCGCTGGTTGTGGCCTTGGTCACGGAGTGGGAAGGTCATTGCGAGCTTCTGGAAAGCGCCCACTTTACTCTGCAGCGAATGATTGCTGAGGCGGAGGGGTCAGAACCGGGTAGCGGGTACGTCAACCAAGGCTGACGCACACCGCCTTCACCTACGGACGCCAGCCCTGTGCTGGCGTTTTTCTTGCTCCTCGTATTCATCACGACACTCAGCCCCGCAGAACTGAGCAAAGTCCGGCACACACTCACCACACCAGTGACACTTGCCGGTTTTGGGAAGCGTAGGCTTACGCAAAGCTGCTGCAGCGGTACGCTCACGCTCTGCCAGTTCGTTGGCCTGGTCTATTTGGTCAGTCCACATGAGCCGCTTGCCCCTTCAGTTTTTGGAGCCAGGTGTAGCAGGTGTTGGCGTACTCGGCTGCTGAGTCTGCGTCACGGGCGAAGTCAAGAAGAAACTGCGTAGCTTCGGCTGAAAGCGCGGTTCCTCCGGCTTCACCAACAGGCTGGGAGGCGGTGCCGGTAGGGGCGGGGTTGGGACAACTACCACTCGGCCTACGTCCGGGGTCGCGCAACCCGCCAAGCTGAGTAGCAAGAGCACTGTTGCTACGATAAGCGTCGTTGAGGCGGTTCTTGTTGAGTTCACTTTGTATCTCCAGTTCGGTTGCAAGTTGGGTTTGGGCCCGTTCGGCCTTGACGGCGCGGTCGGTGGCCTTCTGCAGCGCGGTGGCTGCTTCTGACTTCTGCGTGGACAACTTAGCCGTCCATGCGTTGTTCACGTAGCGTTTGATGGCCAAGCCGGAGCCTACAGCGCCCACGGCCAAGCCAATCACCAGCGCCAGCACGATGTTGCGGATATCGCCAATGATCATGACACACCTCCCATACAGACCTGAAACTCCCGTTCCCGGCGAGCCGTCAACCCCGGCAACGGCTTGCCTTGGAACTTGTTGAACTGGAGGATGGTCTTGCACGCTTCAACGTACTGACCGGACTGCAGTTTGGCCTTGATAGACGACCGGCACACCGCACCAGCACCCACGTTGATACTCAGCCGCACGTAGGCATCCCACTCGTGTTGATACAGAGGAACGTCCCCCAAGCACTGCTTGAGCGTAGCCTCCGCGCCCGACACGTGCTGACCCAACTTGATCAGCGCCCGCACTGGGTCTGTCTTGTCACCGGGCTTGACGCCATCAGTGTCCCCAAAGCCGATGGTGGGAACGTCCTCCGGCACTGGGATGTAGGCGCTGCCCCGGTAGCCCTCATCGGAGGCTACGCCAATCAGCCCTGCCGCACTGATGGTCAAGGCCGCAATCAACGTGCGCGGGTAGGGCACCTTGAGCTTATCGTTGTCGCTCATCTGTCACTCCTTTCTGTGCCAGCAGCCGGGCAACAAACGCTGCGGCCACTATGCCGAACATGATCAACGCGAAGGTGCGTTGACCCAACCACGGGGCGGCAAAGGGCGCGATGGCCTCCAACCCCGACAACGCTGCTGCAACGGCCAGGAGCCGTAACGACCACGCCTTGCGCAGCAGCACCTTCCACTCTTTCAAAACCTTCATGTTCACACCTCTATGGTTTCAGCGGTCAAGGTGGGAGCCTTGCCCTCAATTTTCTTATCAGCCACGAACACGCGGTCTGACACCTGATACTCGGCGCTGCCCAACACCGTGAGGGTTCCCCCTCCCACCAACTGCACCACGTACCGCCCCGGGGAAGTCACGGCGATCACCGTGCCAATGTACCGAGGGGTCTTGGGTAGAAGGTCAACAAACTTCTTCCATATGCCGCCAAGTATTGCCATCACAAACCTCCGTAGTGTCGTTCCAAATCAACGCTCTGACTCACGGTCAAGCCGCTGCTCCAGGCCGCGCTGATGGAGGTGCTACGCACCAACCCGCGCCACGCTGGCTCTGAACCCAAACCGCCGTTGGTCACCTCGATAATCATACCCGGAGTCAGCAACCCGATAGTGGGTTCCATTGGCAGGTCGATGCCCACTTGCGCCTGACGTCCTCCGGTGCTCAGTATGCTCATGCCTTTGTTACGGGCGGCAGCACTGGCGCTGATCATGGGGTTGACAGACATCGGCGCTTGGTACGCTCCGTCTGTGCCGGCACGCTTCACAAACGCGGTCACGCCGGTATTCTCACCGCTGACATACACGCCGTTGTAGCTGGGCTTCTCAGACCACCGCAAGTTGCGGCTCTTGATCACTGACTGAGGGATGCTCCGGGCGACGGTGGCGGCATTCCACTCCCAGTACGGAGCGGGGTACTCCGGCAACACAATCAGCTGCTTGTTCACCGGATGGCTGTTGACAAACCCGCCCGCACCTTGAGCAATGGCCTGAATCACCTGAATGGGGGTCAAGTCATTGTACGACCAAGTTTCAGCAGGCATAGACCATCCGAGTGCGTCAATCAGCTGCCAGTCCAGGGTGTACCCTGTCACTAAACCTGCCCTAGTGAGCTCGGCCTCAGCAAATTGGCGGCTGCTCAGGGTAGTGGACTGAGTGAAGCTGCGCACCGGAGCGTAGGGGCTTTCCAGGTAGGCGGTGACGCTCCGCCCCTTGATGCTGATGGCGGTTTTGGCAAATTCCTTTTTCTCATCGTACTCCTCCACCAGGAAGCGCCACAGCATGCCGTTGATTTCCAATTCCACTTCCACTGGGCCAGTGCTGGAGGGTTCAACTTTATCGAGTTGGTTGTAGGGCACGCTACCAGAGAAACTCCAACACCAGCTGTTGTAGTCGATACCTACAGAAGCCGAGTTGAGCTCAATGGGCGTGTTGTCGCTCACGCGTTTGAGGCTTAGGGTGTTCACGATGAAATATACCTTTCGAATGGGTACTGTGACTCCACCTTCTCCTGGGCAAGGGTGGAGGCCGAAGTTCAACAGCACGGTGAGGTGGTCGGGGAACGTGCACTTGCACAGAAAGTTCAAGTTGTAGCTGGGCAGGTACGGGGGAGTCACAGGCGGCACGTAGGGTAGCTCCCGCCCAGACGGAGGCTTGCGGCCTTCTTGCCACGGCACCTTGGTGCGCATAGCGGAGTCTTGGCCCACGTTGAACAGCAACGACTCTACACGGCTCAAGTACGCTGCAGCCTGCCAGGACAACACCTTGTTGTGTTTGAACGGCAGCAGTTGGACGAACCCATCAGACTCAAAACGAGACAACGGAGCGCCCAAGCGCCACGGCCCCTCAGTGTACACGCGGTCGGGGTCCAATTCCTTGAACAACTCACCCACCGCGTCTGCGTCCCGCCGTACTGCCCGGCTCCAGTCAATACCCAAGGCGGGGCGCAGGCGGTCGGACTGAGCGTGCCCCTCAGTCAGTTCTGAGTGCAGACTCCGCGCACGCTCCCAGTACTCTGCAGTGTATTGGCGGTCTGTCTGAGCGTACCCCCAACCCCCTACTTGACTGACCTCCTCGGGTGCAGCTGGCTGCCAAAAGAAGTCAGGCAGGATACCCACCGGGCGACTGACGTTGGAGGCGTACAGCGCAGCACTCACCCAGGCCGGGGCAGGAGCCGGCATCACCACAGACGCAGAAGCGGGGTCTATATCAACAGAGCCAGACGTACCAAAGGCCAGCCCCACAGCGTTGGAGGCTGGAGGGCTGTACGTGCCGGTGAAGTTGAGGTTGACTACGCTCATGACTCTTGAAGCTTCGCCAGGGTTACACTGAACTCACCGCCCGCGTATAGCATGAGCGTCTTCGGCGTCCCACCGTTGTCAAGCTCGACGGCCACGTTGTTACCGGGCAACCCAACATCCAGGTCGGCCACCCACTGACTGGAACCATTCTCCATCCGCGCCCACGCGGCGTCGCCCGTGACCAGCACAAGCGCAGTCGGCGGGTTCAGGAGTGTCAGCACGTTGCCCGTGACGTTGTCCAACGATGGCTTTGAGAATATCACAGTCGCCAGAATCTGAGCGCTGGACGGAATGGGCTGACCGTCTGCGGGCACAGGTGCGCTGATGATGTGCAACCGACCTGGATTTGTCGGGTCCAGGTCGAGGGCGCGCGTGAGTGCCTGCAGACGATCGCTGATTACTGCTGGGCTGAAGGCAACTTTCATGATGTGAGCATGTCCTGAATGACCCCGTTGTACACGCGCAAATGATCATGCGCGACCACGAAGTACTCGATCGTTGGATCGATGTTGGTGAACGAATAGGCACCGGTGGGCGAAGACCAGGTCTCGCGCACCAGGCGACCGTCGTGCTTACGGTACAGCCGCACCTTACGGGACCCAGGAATGTTCTCGATCGTGACCAACCCTGAGATGGTGCCGGTACCGCCGTCGGCGGGGTCAAATCTGGCGTACTCACCCCTGATGAAGACGCCTCGAAGAGGTGACTGTGAAAGCACGTTGCCGTTCAGGCGGTTGAGCGAAGTGCCTACCAGCTTGCCGGTGCCAGGCGTGCCAGCCACCAGGCGCACCACGGATGACACTGCCCAATCGCCATCGATGCGATAGGTCAGTTGATCGGCTGCCGTCCAGTTTGCACCATCGTCGCTCCACTCGAGGAACACCGCCCGATCGACCGGCAATTCATCGCTCGCGCCAGCATTGTCGGCGCACGTGATGACCGCTGAGGCCACGTCTACGGCCGACGGGTGCTGGTAACCAATCCAGCATGGGAAGGTATTCAGCGGACTCGCCCACCCGTTGTTGGCCACCGTCTTGTCGAAAGCGTTGCTCGCCGGGTAGGTGGCGTCGTAGATACCGCCTGCGATGGCCGTCCCGCCTGTCGACAGGTCAGCATCAGCGGCACTGCGGAATGACACTTCATCGAGCCAAATGTCCGTCGCTGAACCATTGGACCTGGTGAAGCGCACCCGCCAATAGACGTGAGCCGCCATGACTTACCTCCAAGCTGTTGAGAGTTTGAGTGCGAGCGCTGAATCTGCCGCATACGAAGAGCACGCACCTCTGAAGATAATCACCTTCAGCCCGCTACCGTCGTTGGCTGTGACCGTCTCCCCATACAGCACGGCGGCCAAGTCGGCGTATCTGGCCAGCACCTGCACCGCACCCGGCAACACACCACGAATCGGGTGACCGAAGTTTATCAATCGCTCTACCACGAAGCTCGGTTCGGCAAACACCAACCCATTGTCGATGGGCGACGGGTAGACCGGGTAGGGGGAGGAGGAGGAGGGGTAGGAGCCCCCACCAGGGTGGGCAAAACCTGTCTGTATGGACTTAGTGACGCCCGTGTGCTGGCGGCAAATATACCGGAAGTGAGTAGTACCTGGATCCGTTCCGACAGCCGTTTGCAACACCGCTGGCATTGCTTGAATAATGGACGTGGTGTTGTGGCAACCACCAATGATGCACCCGTAAGCTTCGCCATTTTTGAACGACAAAATGTCGCCAAAGTAGCCACCCGTGTAACCAATATTAGTTCCCCTGTAGGGGCCATTACGAGCACTGTGCTCAACGATGTAGTAGAAGAAGCGCTCGTCACCCACGATGGCCCAGAACTTGGCGGTCGTGTTGTTTGCGCCGCGCGACCAATAACCACCGCCTGCCCTCTGAGTGTCAGTGGGGAAGGCGTCACTGTAGGCGTCCACCGTGGTGGGATTCTCGACACCGATGACGCGGGCGTCGACACCTGCTGTCGAGTCGTCCACGCGCAGACGCTGACCATAGCTGGCCGCGTCGGTCATCTGGTACACAGCCTTGTTAGTACCAGAGAACTCCTTAACCCAGCCCAACGGCGTCCGCTTGACTGACGCGGATCCGGGGGTCTCAGAGCCGTCGGCTTGGGTCACAGCGAACGTGAACGTCGTAGCGGTCGGGGTGGCCACCACGGTCTTGTCGCCGTTTAGCGTCGAGGTGGACGCGCCGGCGATCAGCACACGTTGACCCACCTGATAGCCGTGGCTGGCCGCTGTGGTCACGGTACACACATTGGAAACCACTTGCAGGGAGGTGGCGCCGAGTGAGTTGAAGCCGGTCACAAGGCAGGCATCAAGCACGCTGATCAGCGAGCCAGCTGCCTTGTTGAGCACCGGTGCACCTTGGTCGGTGCTCTTGAAGAGGATGGGAAGCATTTAGGTTTCTCCTTATCGATCAATGTCGCCGCGCACTTGCAGCTGGAAGCTATCATTCAATGCCGTTGCCGGCCCCTGCAACACGGTTCGCGCCAACCAGATGGGGTAGTTGGCTGCCGCGGTGTTGAAGCGCAGCACGTTGCCTGCGGACCAACCGGTACCCCAACCGAGCTTGTTCAGCGTGAAATACGGCTGACCAGTGGCTGGGTTGATCGGGGCCAGGTCGGTGTTGATGTCACCTGTCGCGATCTGGCCCACAGATTTGCCGACCACGCGGAACGACGTGCTGGTCGTAAAGATCAGCGCCCACTTTTCCTCCAACGCACCTTTGTTGGTGGTGACAATCGGGTACAAGGTGTCATTGTACTGACTGGTGGTGGGGTTGCCGATGATGCTGTCAGACCAGACGTTGGTCCATGACTCTTGGCTGAACTTGCTGAAGGCGCGAGCTTGCAAGTCGCCGAAGATCAGCGCAGACGACACCACAGCAGCTTGCGCCGGGTAGTCGTGAGTCAGAGGCCGGTTCAGCGCCAACCGCCCGTTGATTTGAACGTCCGTCACCAACGCCATGTCTTCAATGCGGTGCTCCGCGTACAGAGGCAAGGTCAAAGCGCCCAAAGCATAATTGCTCTTCAGCGTCACCGTGCCCGCGTCCAAATCTGTGTTGTACATCGTCGGATCGAGCGGCGTGCCCTCACTATCTAGCACCTTGATGTAGGACACGCGCACGCGGCCCACGTCCAATACGGTGCCCCCGTTGGGGGTGCCCGGGAACACCGTCTTGTCTGTGTGATGCACAACGCACACATCCCCCGTGCGGAAGATAGGTACACGTCCGTCCGAAGGCAACCGCACCGGGTCCATGCCCAGCACGTCCGCGCTCAACGGCAAGTAGGTGTACCCCACCGCGTTGTAACGGATGCTGTCAGCGTACACAGGCCGGGGCTTGATGATCTTCTGTACAGACGCCTCAGTGAATACAGCGTCAGCGTTGTACCAAGGTTGAGCTTGCACGTTGGCGTCCACGATCACCTTTTGGCCGAATCGAATGCGCACCACACCGGATTGATAGTCTATAGTTCCCACCATGTACGGACTGCTGATTTTCCCGGTACTGTCGGCAGTCACACTGATTTGCTCACCGTTGTTGCCCTCAATTGGCACAGCACGAATCTGCACAGAGCCGGTACGCACCGGGGCAATGGGTACGCGGAACACTACCTCATCCACCGGCTGCACGTTCATTTCAGTCACCAACGATTGAAGCGTCAGACTGTTGGTTGCGCCAGGTGTCCAGTCGTCCAAGGTGACAGCCCCGGACTGATACTGAACTTGTCCGGCCAACACCCCGGCTCCGGTGGTGGGGTTCACGCTGTGGTACAGGCTGCCCAAGCGGTCAATGTAGGTCAAGCTGCCCAGCCCGAACCGCACAGAGCCTTGCAGAATGTCCTCAGCAAAACCCGGCGTGATGTCAAAGCGAATCTGATTGGCTGGGAACGTCTCAGTGGCCGCCGTACCGCCCGCAACCGTGCGCCAACGAACAATCATGTAGCCCTTCTCATCAACCGGCATGGTGGCCAGCGTCAGCACGTACTGCCAAGACAGCAATTGGTAACGGTACGTCCGTGTCACCAGCTGAGTGGAGCCGCCGTTGACCACTTGGTCTTGCCGGGTCTCGCCAATTTGCTTGTTGCCGAAGATGGGCTTGGGAATCTGAACCTCAAACTCCGGAGTGATGGAGATTTCACGTGTGCTGTAGTTGACTGACCCAGCCTGCGCGGCACCGCCTGAACGCTTGAAGCCTCCAGAACCGTCGTCAAAGGCTTGCACAAGAGGGTCACGCATAAACATAGGCGGAGGCGGTTCAAAAGTCTGCGTGGTGAAGATTCGGCCCAGCGTGGCGCTGTCCATAATGTCCACGTTCCAAACCAGTTCCACTGACTTGGGGATGATTGCTCCACCCACGTTGGGCAGAGTGACCGTCACGTTGCCGTTGCCGTCCCGCGTTGGCATGTCGAACCGTTGTTCGTTGGGTGGACCCCATTGGTAGTTGACCGTGAACTCGGTTCCCTTCGGGTGCAGAGCGGTGGGGGTGAGCTCAATCTTGCCGCTGGCGTAGTTGATTTTGCCCGCGGCGTCCCCGGTGATAGCTCCGTTGCCGTCGTCAATGGCCAACTTGTTGACCGCGTCCACAATCCACTCGATGCTGACCGTCCCCGGCGCTACCTGCTGGTGACTCAAGGTGATTTCCACGCGGGAAGGCAATACAGTCGTATTGGCGCGCGTGAATGCGGTGGCCGCCTTGCCCCACGCGAAAATCAGTTCTGACCCCGCGTCCGGCAGCGCCCCGGTGGTGATGATAACGGAGCCGGTGATGAAGTTGAGGTTGCCAGTGCCGAAGGCCGCGTCCGAGCCGCGCAACACACCGTCACCCTTCTCATACAGGTAGTACACCTTGCCTTGAGCCATGTAGCTAACCGACAACGACCCCGGCTGCGGGATGGGCAGGAGTGTGATGGTGTAATTGTAGCCCCGCGTGTCTTGCACGATGCTGATAGAAGCTGTGTCCGCCACGCGGCTGGGTACGGCTGCAGGCTTGAACGTGAGCGGCATAGACCCGCTGTAGGAGGAAGAGTTGGCGGTGAAGTTGAGCAGACCTTTGTCGTACTCAATGAAGCCCACGATGGTAGAGCCGGACTTCAAGTCACCGGCGTTGTCCACAATCGTGTTGCCGCCTGCAGTCAGGCTCAACGTACCGGGCACAACCGAGTTGCCGATGTACAACTTGATATTTGGCCCAATAGGAGCGTTCACGCTGGCGCTGATCAACCCGTCATTGCCCGGCACGTACAAGCTGCTGAGGCTGGCTGCGGCCAAGTCCACCATCGGTGTTTCAGACTGAGCAGACGGCACCAGCTGCGTGAAGATGCTGTCAGCCTGAATGGAGGCGTCGTTAATCACAGCCGCGTTGGTCAGCTTCACCGCCCCGTAGTAGGTAGCCGCGTTGGCCACCCGAGTGTCGCGGCAAACCGCCTTGCCCAAGTTGCCGGTCTCAAACTGCTCCACGGTTGGACCCTCAAAGTTGAAGCGGAGCGGGTCACTGATTTCCACGGTGAGCACCTTGCGCACAACGTCCTTGCCCTGGACGGTGAACGTGCGCTCCTGTGACGTGACCTTGGTCACACGCACATATTGCTCATATTCGGTGGGCAGACCCTCGAATTGAACCAGGTTCAGACCTTGGCCGACTTTGGGTTCTTCGTCGTTAAGGCGCACCGCCAACTGAATGGCCCGTTGACCTTCCAGCTGCATCTCAAGCAAGTGGCCAGCCCACTTGGGCCCCCGCGCCAGGTAGCGCTCGATCTTGTCGCGAGCTTGTGTGCGACGATCGAACCAGGCCTTGGTGCTGAACAGGCTCACGCTGACACGAGGGTCATCCGGCACGCGGCTGATGATGGCGTGAGAGCCGTAGTAGCTGTCCACGTTCGTGGTGACCACCGCTGCATACGCCTTGCGCAAAGACACGCGCCCATAGGAACGGTCAAGCTCAGAGATATCGGCGAACAGGTTGTTGCTCAGGCCGTCCACCACCTCGTTGGAGGTCATGGAGCCACCGCCGTCGGTTGTGTCCAGCAGGACTTGGGACTTGAGGAGTTTGATGTCCCCGGTTTGAATGCTCATACAGGCACCTCGATAAATTTGAGTGAAACACGGAACCAATCACCGTTGGCGTGACCGGGGAACCCTTTGACCGGGGCTGCGCCTACGGGGTCGCCCTCGTGACGGAACACCACGATGAACTGACGCACGTCAGTGGCGTACTCCAACACGAGTTTGAACTTGCGCCCGGCGATGGCAGACCAGTCCCGCAGCTTCTGCACCGTTGCCCGCGTCACCCAAGCCATGTCAGGGTCTGCCGCCAAGGTGATGGGGCGTCCGGCCTGACGCACACCCTGCTCAATGATAAGCGCCCCGGTCAAGGTGTACGTGTTGGTGGCTTGAACGGGAGTCCATTGGAACTCATCCGTCCACAGCAGGTCGTTGGGCAAAGCCAACTCCTGGAAGGTGACCTGATCAATGAGTCTCATGATACTCCTTTCGCGCGTTGCAAGATGCCCAAGAAGGCAGTCTCGTCGTTGGCGTCGATTTTACCTTGAACGGACTGCCCCCCCAGGTTGAAATTCACGTTGACAGAACGACCACTGGTTGAGCTGGAACTGCTGCCGCTGGAACTGGAAGTCTTGTGGCCAGACGACGGTGCTGTGATGCGTGATGAACTGCTGGAGGAGCTACTGGATGAACTGGAGTTGTTGCCCCCGCCTGTGTTCAACTTGGCGGACTGAGAACCTTCTCCGTAGATGTACGCCTCCGCCGCCTTCAGCACCGCCATGCTCAACGTGCCTGCGTTGTACTTGCGCTGGCCGGGGTTGTTGAAGTACGGAATGTTCCCCTGGCTGTCAGCAAACTCGTTGGCAATGCGCTTGGCCGCCTCCATGTCATCCACGCCTGATGCGCGCAGGAAGTTGATGATGCCGGCGCGTGTGCCCAACTCATTCTGCATCACGATGCGGTTGCCGTTCTTGTCTGCGCTGAAACCTTGGTCATCCACGCCCCGGCGTTGATTCTCCAAAGCCTGCTGGCGCTTGGCTGCCTCAATGGATTTCTCCTGAGCGGCAACCTGACGCTCCAAGGCGGCTGTGGCACGCCCGGAGGATTCCACGGCTGCGTCCCCTGCAGACCGGAACCCTGCTGCCAAGTTCTGGGTGGATGCTGTTGCCGCGCCCATAGCAGACACCGTGACCTTATCGGCCTCACCCACCTGAATCTGCATGCCTAGAGCAGCCGCCTTGGAGTCCAAGTAGCTGTTGCTGACCCTGCCGTTGGCGGCAATTGCGGCCTCTGCGTACTTCTTGAAAGCCTCCTGCAACTGCTCCGCGGTGGCTTGGCCAGACGACTCAATGACGCTGAACGCCTCCCGGTAGTTGTTGGCCAGCTTGGTGGCCTCTTCCCGCGTCTGCAACCCGAAGGTCTTGAACGCTTCCGCCACTCTGTTGATGCCGGGCTTGAGCTCATCCAGCTTGGCCTTGGCTTGGTCCAGCCCATCGACCAGCGCCTTGCCCGTGATCTTGCCCTCGTTGCCGAGTTGCTGCCACAACTTAATCAGCTCCTGCACCTCGACCGGGTTCTTGGCCTTGGCCAGCATCGCGGTCAGGCCGTTGGCCAGCAGCTTGGATGCGTCCACACCAGCAGCCTTGAGCTTGTCGAAGTCAGCAGCCAGTGCGAGCAACGCCTTCTCAGCATCTTGGAATCGCTGCGTGAGACCTTTTAGCGAGTTGCCCAGGTCGACGCCGAGCGACTTCGCTGAGGCGGCAGCCAGGTCGATGATCCGCGCCTTGACGTACTCGGCGGAAGCACCAGCCTGCTCCAAGCCGCCGATGAAGGAGTTCTTGAACTCGGCCAGCTGCACGGCGTTCAGCTTAGCCACAGCGTCAGGCAGCTCCTTGGCGATCGAGGCTGCCGTCTCCTTGCTCTTGGCCGCGACCGTGCCCATGGCCAGGCCAAGCTCAGTGACCGTGTTGGCGGCGGCTGGCAGTTGCACGCCCACGTCCTTGGCCAGGTCGGTGAATGCCTCCTTCACCTCGTTGACCGCGTTGGCCGTGTTGATGATGGCCGTACCACCTGCGCCAGCGAAGATGTCAATCTTCTGCTTGGCAGCCACGGCAGCGTCCCCCACCGCGTTCAACCCGGCAGCACCTTGAGCGCCCGCAGTTTGCAGAGTGGCGCTGACCCCCTGGGCCTTGTCACCGATATACTGCAACTGCTGCGCCGCACCTTGGGCTGCTGTACCCACCTTTGCCCCGGCTGCAACGGCAGCATCTCCGACAGAACCTTGCGCATCGGCGGCACGTTTGCCGGCCTTCTCATGAGCGTCTGCGGACTTCTGGGCAGCTGCTTCACTGGATTGAACCGCCCTGTCCATGGCCGCTACGGTCTGGGACTGGAACTTCTGAGCCATTTCATCGGCCTTGGAGAAGGACTTCTGCCCTGCCTCACTCAACCGGGAGGCAAAGTCCTTCAACTCCTTGCTCACATCCCCAAACGTGACCTTGCTCAGCCCCAAAGCAATAGCAGCAAAGAACGACTGCACCACACCGGTGGCTGCGGTGAACGCGATGCGGATAGCGTACACCCCGTCGCTGATGGTGCCCAGGGTGATGCTCACACCCTGCAGAATGCTGGTCAGGAAGCTGACATGATCCCCGGCGTCGCTGAACCCGGTGAACGCGCTGACCACACCCGTGATCAGTTGCATCATGGAGTCCAACGCTCCGGAGGCGTCCGCCACCGCGCTGAACAAGGTGGTGAACACCTGCTCAACGATGCTGTACAGGTTGTCGAATGCCGCCTTGACCGCGTCCACCGTGCGCGGGTCCAAGTCCTGCAACTTGGCGTGTACCGTGCTGATGGCGTCCGTCAAGTCCTTGAACACGCGCACCGCGCTGTCTGCCACCCCGCCGTTGCCCAAGTCGTTCAACAGACCCTTGAATTCATTACGCAACAGGTTGATACGACCCTGGAGCGTTTCTGCGTTCTTGGCCGCGTCTGCCGCAAACGCCTTTTGCAACGCTGGGCCAAACGCTGCCAGGAACTCCTCGGCGTCCAGGCCGTTCTCAACCAGTTGGTTGAGGCGCTGCACCGTCACACCCATGCTGTCAGCGGCAATCTTCATTGCGGGAGGTAGGCGTTCGCCCAACTGGCCGCGCAACTCTTCCATGCTGACCTTGCCCTTGCCGGCAATCTGGCTCAAAGCCAAGAACACCCCGTTGGCGTCCGCTACGCTCAAGCCCATGGTGGCAGCCGCTTGGCTCACCCCGAGGAAAATGTCCCGCGTGCCCTTGCCTTCCAGTGTAGTACCCTTGGTGGCAGCCGCCAACTTGGCGTAGCCTTCCGCCGCACTCAACAAGTCCAAACCGAGGCTGTTGGCCGTCTTCTTGACGAACTCAAACTCCTCACCCGCCCGTTGCGCGTTGCCTACCGCGTACTCCAACTGCTTGTTGACAGACTGAAACTGAATGGTGGTGTCTACAATCGCCTTCAAGCCCTGAGCTACCGCGGCCAAGCCAGCGGTGACACCCGCCAAGCCCAGCAAGGAAGACCCCATGTCGCGAATGCTGGTGGCCGCACCTTCAGCGAATGGGCCCACACCCCTCAGTTCATTCTTGAGCGCAGCAACCCGCGCTTCTGCCGCCTTGGTGACACGGTTGACTTCCTCAGCGGGTGCTCCGGCCTTGCTCTTGAACTCGCTGAGTTGTTGAGTGATCTGGGCTATCTCTTGGCGTAGCGTGCCGCCTGTCTTGATGTTGAGAGAGTCGTAAATGGCCTTGCCAGCAGACTTGGCCTTGTCAGAAGCCTCCTGCGTAGCGGTAGCTGCACGCCCCATAGCTGCTGAGGCTGAGGCTTGAAACCGTTGATAGGACACCCCGGCATCACCCACTTCCCGCACAAGCCCCGACACCTTCTTGCGTGCGTTCTCAATGTCAGTGGGGGTAGCCTTGGCCGTGGTCAACGCTTGCAACTCTGCGCGTGCCTGAGTCAGTTCGGCCTTGAGCTCACTCATGGCCTGTTTGCCCGCCGTACCTACCCGCTTCAACTCGTTGGCGCTCAGAGTGGCTCCGCCCTTCAAGCTGTCCAACTCCTTGGTGGTGGACTTCAAAGCCTCCGTGATGGCGCGTGCGTCACCGGCTTGGAACACTTTCTTCAAGTCCACAGCGGCTGCTGCTGTGGCAGACGACAAATCAGCGGAGTCCTTCTTGACAGAAGCGGTTGCTGCGGTGTAGGTGGTCTTGGCCTGGTTCATGGCCGTGTTGAAAGCGGCTGTGACCGCCTCCAGCACTACAGAGAATTTCATGTTACCGTTCGCCACGACTCAACTCCTTCCACACTTCATCAAACCGCTTGTTGTCGTCAGCCGCCGCAACCCGCACCACAGTGGCCAACACCTTGAACATCCGCGACTCCTCCCTCGTCACTGCCCGGATGAAGCCGTGGAAGGCGCCATAGCCGTAATTGAGGACATCATCGACTCGATGCCCTGCGGCGACAAGCCGTTGGACAGAATCGTACCAATTGTGCTCACGCCCTTTGCGAACCGAATCAGTGCCGGGGCTAGGGCGCGGACGAAAAAATCGCCGTTCACTTCCACTACCTTGGCGGCCACCGCAAAGAACTCATCAGGGCGCAGCTTCTCGTAGAATTCCACGTTGGCGTTGGTCACGAGGGCAGCCGCCTTCATGAACGCTGGGCCATTCTCAGCCAGCACCTTGAACAACGCAAAATCGTCCTGGGGAGCGTCCGGCTTGGCTGCCAGTTCACCGGCCTCGTCAAACGCGCTGAGGAACGGGGAGCAAGCCGCAGCAAACTCCCGCAGGTTCTTCATGGTCACTTCGCGCACGACAATCTCGTGCCCGCGTACCGTCAAACGGGCTTCAAAACCGCCCATCTGCTCAAGTTGCTTGTCTTGTTCCATTTTGTTTATCTCCAAAAACGACCTGGCGCAGTTACCCACGCCAGGTCGTCTAGCTGGCGTGTGCGTTGATTACAGGTACACCAGACGACCGAAGCGGCCAAACACGAGGTCATCGGGCTTGGTGGGGTCGACCAGAGCGTTGCCTTCCAGTTGGAACTTGCCCAAGTCATTGGAGATGAGCCCCAAGTCCTTGGTGGGGTCAAGCGCCACGCGGTAGATTTCAGCCAACACCTTCTTGTTGTTGTCAGCCGTGTTCACGCCTTCAAAGCGGATGGTGACTTCAGCAATCGGCTGGGTGAAGAAGGCGATGTTGTCCACAGACGCGAAGCTGTACTCGGCCTTGAGGGGCAGGGTGTAACCGGTCACGTCCAGGGTGGTCACCGTGCCAAAGTCCGCGTCCACCGTGTAGTCGGCGGAGTCAACCGTGACGGGCGCACCGCTGCTGTCCTTGATGACCACAGCGCTGACCTTCTGGTGCTTGAGCGCCCAGATGGAGCCCGCGACCAGCGCAGCAGGAGACGTGTCAGGCGCAACCGCAGTCACCGTGCCAGAGGCAATGGTGTTGGTTTTGCCGCGCACTGCCAGAGCCAAGTTTTCCTTGCTCCAGTCATCCAACTCAGCCGATACCTTGGCCTTGTTTTCAGTGGTGATCACCTTGTCCAGCAGACGCTGGCCGGTGTAGCTTTCCTTGTGTTCGATTTTGTTAGTGTCGAACGAGGGCTTGAAGTCAGGCACGTCGCCCACCCAGCGGAATTCGCCAGGCAGACCGTTGACCAACGGAGCCACAAACACTTTGCCTTGTCCAGAGAAGTACATGACTTGGGTTTCCTTTCAGGTAATGATACGACCTTCAAACATGAAGGGGAAATAGGCGAAAGACGAGGAGTACCCCGCTGCCGGGCCACTCACACGACCCAAAGGCCGCATCCACGTCACAGGAGCCCATCCCTGCAACGACCGGAGCACTTTCGGGATCAACTCACCCGCAAGCGTTCTGATTTCGGTTGTGTTCTGAAGCTGCGCCTTGGGTGTGCGCACCGCCAACACAATCAACCAGCGTTGGTCGATAGTGCGCCGGGTTCCAGAACCGGCCTCATTGCCGCTCACCGCGTCACCGCCATAAATGACGTGGACAGCCGGGGAGGGCTGAGATGACTCCACCATGTCCCCAATGCTGAACGGAGTCAGCACTGACTTGAGCTCAGGCATCTCTTGTTGCAGACGCGCCACAATGGACTCTTCCGCTTCAAAGTAATTGGTGATGAGTTCGTTCATGGCCTCTGCTGACCGCGCAAACTTGGCCGCCTGATGGAGTCCATCAGGCGGTCAAGTTTGCGGTTCATCTCTAATTGGAGTTCACGGCTGTCCCGCATCTGCATCTCCACCACCGCCATACGCTCAGCAATCTTGGCGGCTTCTTGAGCCACCAACCGGCGCTCGTGATCTTGAACTGAGTGCTGCAGGTCGGACAACCACCACACGCCAGC